ATAATGCTGATATTGGTTCTGCTCTTAAATATTTTCCTTTGGTTGCTCTTACACTTCCATAACTTATATTGTTATCTACAGTCCTTATCACTCTTTCAACTAAATCTCCACCATTATTTACTTCGGCTATAATTTTATCTGCATCATATTTATAATAAGTTTCAACTGCCATCTTTGCCCATTGATCAGGTGTATATCTTCCAGTCACATCATCAAGGACATAAAATTTTTCATCTGTACCTTTAGCACAAACAACTATTCCAGTTTCATCTGAATGCTTATTGCTAGTAACTGCTGGATCAATAGCAACTACTGTTCTTGTAAAGTTTGGTAGTATGTCTGTTGTTTTAATGAGTGCTTTACTAATCATATTACGATTCCATAAAGCACCCTCAACATCTTCTAAAATTTCAGCGAATAATTCTTGTCTGCCCAGCCGAGTTCCTTCATATTTTTCTTTTAACTTTTTAACTGCGGACTCTGCAAGATTATCCTTATTTTCAAAGGTGCTACCTCTCGTTACAAGAGAATCTTTACTAATTACTAATTCTTTTATTAAATCTGTTGGCTTTGGTGTTGTTGTTATTACTGCTTGTGGCTTGTCACCAAGTCTTAATCCAAATAATAATTGATCCCATGCTTCTGGGTTTTTCCAACTTCCTAACTCATCACACCATGCTCTATGAAATTGTGGACCTCTTAATCTATCAGGTTGTTCAGCAGAAAAAGTTCTATAGATAGTTCCATTCTTTAAAATTAATTCTCCAATACTTCTGTTCCAGTTCTCAATATTATCTCTATCAATGCAACCTAATAAACCAGATACACCCTCAACACAGGTATCTCTACCATCTCCAAATGTTGGAGTTACGATTGCTATTCTAGAGTTAGGTCTAGTCAATCCATAAAATGCAACATCTTGTGCGCCTGTTCTAGTCTTACCCCAACCTCTACCAGCTAGGATTAACCAAACATTCCAATCTCCTTTAGGAGTTATCTGTTTCTCTCTCGCTATCTTGCACCAATTCAGGTGCTTCAATAATATTTTCTGGTTTGGCGAAGTTAATCTCGTCAAATACCTTTCGGATTTCAATAAGCTGTCTTTCCTCTCCGAATAATTGATCTCCGTCTTTTCCTGTAAGTTCATGATAATTTTTTTCTTTCCAACCTGCTTGTGTCTTTAACCAGAATATCTGTGCAACCACATTACCATCTTTTGCTTTTTTAAACAAGGCTTGTGATATAATTGCATTTGCTCTAGCCTTACTTGTATCTAATTCTTTTCTAAAATTTTTTCTTAAAGTAGGTTCACTTATTTTAACTATCTGTGCTATTAAAGTTTGTGTTACTCCAGCTATTGCTAATGCTTCAACTAATTTAGCATCTTCTTCTTTTTTAAGATAAGGAGGTCTGCCCACATCATTATTTTCTGTATCCATAACCTTTTTTTCTATCACACCATAACTTTTGCCAACTCCAAACTTGTAGTTTAGAAGATAAATGGTTTATCAATAATAATATTCGTTTAATCATTCCTTTTTTATAACCGAAAAAAATTCATTATTATTGCTACATAATGGTTTTTAATACAAAATCATAGTAAAAACTAACTTTTATTACGAAATTAATTAATCTCTATGAGTTATTGTTAAAAAGCCTTGATTTTAAAGGGTTATTTAACTAATAAAAATTAATAAAAACCAATAAAAACTCTTATTTAGCTGTATTTCTCTTTTAAAATCTATATAATTAATATTAAGAAAAAGAAAAAAAGTCTAGTTTATATTTTTAAAGACTTTAAAACATAACAAAAAATAACTATTTTATTAAGTAGCTTTTTAATTAGAACATTAAATATTTTGTAATAAATCTTTATCGGTTAGCATTACCGAGTAAACACAATCTAGTTATAGAGAATTGGCTATAACAAACACACTTTAAGTTATTTTATATAAAACTTAAAACCCTTTGCATTTTATTAGGGTTTTGAGATTTATCATAAAGGTAAATCATTAACTAAAACAGGAGAGCAAATGAAAAAAACAACTAAAACAAATGGAACATGTTTACAAGGTCGAATAGAATCATCTTATGGTAATCTTGTTCATCATTTAGGAAATCCACATATTACAGCAGAAGATAATAAAACTGATGTTGAATGGGGTTTTAAATTTTCTGATGGAACAATAGCTACTATCTATAATTATAAAGATGGTAAGGCTTATCTTGGAGAAAAAGGCAAATCTCTTCAAGATATTACTTATTGGCATATTGGCGGATTTTCTAAAAAAGCATATTTAAAAATCCAAAATATTATTGAATCTAAAAGAATAGATTTATAAATAAAACCTAAAGGGGATTATTAATTTAATCCCTTTTAAGATTTATTTCTAATAAATCATAACTAAAATAGGAGAGCAAATGACAAACAATCTAAATACAAATACAAATACAAATAACTTTTTATTTAAAAAAGCATATTTGAAAACTGAACCTTTTGAACATATTACTTATTTGGTTCAAATTAAAGATGAAAGATTCTTTAATGTTACAGATGATCAAAAAGGCAATATTGAAATTTATAAGTACAAAGATGGTTCTTTAGATTTTGAATATGTTGTATTTGGTCAAAACTTTAAAAATGTAAATGATGCCTTTAAATATCTAAATAATTTAAGAAGTAAATAAAACTTTAAGGGGTTTTTAATTAAACCCTTTAGAGATTTATTTAACAATAAATCATAACTAAAAATAGGAGATAACATGTCAAACAAACAAACAATGATGGAAAATATTGTTAATAAAGTAATTAGCAATATAGACAAACATGGTAAAAACTGGTTAAAACCTTGGGCTTCTCTAGGAATGCCTAAAAATCTTTTAGGCAGACATTATAGAGGCATCAACACTATTGCTCTATGGATTGCTAAAGAGGAATCTGGTTTTACTTCTGATACATTTGGTACATTTAACCAAATTAGATCAAAAGGTGGTAAAATAAATAAGGGTGCAAAAGGTACTCAAGTTATTTATATGCAACCTGCGTTATACAGAAATGCTAGAACTAATGAAACTCCTGATACATCAGATGGTGCAGTTAAAGTTCAATATAACTTAATGAAAAGTTATTTTGTTTTTAATCTAGACCAAACTACTGGATTAGAAGATTACAAAGAAGTTCAAGCAGAAGGTTCTGAAACTTTACTTGATATAGAACAGTATGTAAAAAATACTGGTGCTAAAATCAAATACTCATCAGAAACTTTATTTCTAAAAAATAGTTGTTATTATGTACCTAGCCAAGATTATATTGGCATGGTATCTAAAGACCTATTTAATGGTAATGAAAGTTCATCTGCTACTCAAAACTTTTATGCTACATTACTCCATGAACTAACGCATTGGACTGGTCATAAATCAAGATGTGATAGAACTGAAAAGTATAAAACTAAATACTTTGAAAACTTTGACTCACAAGAGAAATATGCCTTTGAAGAATTAGTTGCTGAACTTGGTGCTTGTATTCAATGTTGTATGTTAGGTATAACAATGGAACCAACACCTCATGCAATTCAATACTTAAAAATCTGGAAAGATAGAATTAAGGCAAAACCAGAAACTATCTTTAAAGCTAGTGCTTTGGCACAAGCTGGTGTAAATTTCATTCAAGATTTACAACCAGAAAAACTAAAAAAAGTTAGTTAATCTCTCTATACCCCATCATCATTAATTTGGTGGTGGGGTTTTTTTTTGTCATTTATCTCATTCTGTTTTATCCCTTATCATAGGTGTACACATAAATCAATAAAATTTTTGTTTATAATATCCAAAATGAATAGAAAGATCATCTAAAACTTCTCTTAATCTACTTCCCATATATCTTTGGTCAATATGTAAAATGTTTCTAGTTTGTTTTAATGAATAATCTTGTCCGCAAATATAACTTGCTATCTCAAAACCTTTATTTCCTAATACTTTATGAATCTCAACAAGTTGCTGAATGTTATGTAAAGCACCATAAGAAACTTTATCTTTAGCACCACCTGTTATAAAAAGACTTAAATCCCTCCCTTTCATTCCCCCAATAGCACTACTTTCAAATATTTGTCTAAATTTTATTCCTGCTTTATGTTGATAATCAACAATTAAATGCTTATGAAACATATAATCAAGTCCACACTCTCTTACATTAACCATCACAACAGTTGTATATTTCTTACCTTGTGAAGTTAATTCATGTCTTTGTTGTGGAACTATTTCTGTTTTTTTGTCTTGATCTTTCATAAAAAATTGTTTACTAAATTATTATGCAAATACAGTTAATAGAAACTAATAAACTTTTACCATATATTAATAATCCTAGAAAAAATTTAAACATAGACAAAGTTGCTTCTAGCATAAAAGAGTTTGGATTTCAACAACCGATAGTCGTAGATAAAAATTTTACAATTATAGTTGGTCATACAAGATTTGAAGCCGCAAAGAAATTAGGTTTAGAAAAAGTTCCAGTTCAGATAGCTGAACTAAATGAAAATCAAGCTAAAGCATATAGAATAGCTGATAATAGATTAAATCAAGACGCAAATTGGGATAGTGATTTATTAAATTATGAAATACAAAGTTTATTAAAAACAGATTATAATATTGATCCATTAGGTTTTGAACCAGTAGAATTAGAAAGTATTTTTAAAAGTACAGATGATAAAGATCAAGATGAAGATTTTGCTGAAATAGATTCAGAACTAAAGACAACTAAAATTTGTCCTAAATGTCAATATGAATGGGATTAATAAAATACTAAAAAATTATATAGAAAAAATTAAATTATTTTGGTCGTCATCATATAACTCTGATAAAATTGCTTTTTATTTTGAGTTATTTAGTTTTCTTTTAGTTGTAACTGGTAGTGTAAAACTTGCTATTACAGCAACCAACCCTGATATGAGATATATATATCCTCTATATTTTTTAGGAAGTTTAACTGCTTTATATGCTCATTGTAGAAGAAAATTAGTTTGGCCTACTTTATTAGTAGGTCATTTTTGTATAATTAATATATATGGTTGGTTAGTAGCAACAAAAATATTATAAATGAGAAAAGGTATATCTTTTTTTTCTGGTTGTGGTGGTTCATCTCTTGGTTATACTTTAGCTGGTGTAAAAATTATTTATGCTAATGAATTTATACTTAAAGCATCAGAAACTTATACTGCTAATTTTCCACATACATATATGGACACTAGAGATATAAGAAAAATTCAACCTACTGAAATTTTAGATATAATTAAATTAAAACAAGGAGAATTAGATTTTTTAGATGGTTCCCCTCCATGTGCATCTTTTTCTAGTGCTGGTAAAAGAGAAAAAGGTTGGGGTAAAATTAAATCTTATTCGGATAAATCACAAAGGACTGACGATTTATTTTATGAATATATTAGAATGATAAAACATATACAACCAAAAATATTTATAGCAGAAAATGTAAGAGGTTTAATTATGGGTAAATCTAAAGGTTATTTTAATTTATTTTTAAGAGAATTTAAAAAATTAAATTATAATGTAAAAGCATCTTTATTAGACGCATCATATTTAGGTGTTCCACAAATGAGAAAAAGAGTTTTTATTATTGGTGTAAGAAAGGACTTGGATAAACAACCAGTTTTTCCTAAAAAACAAAAAAGATTAATAGTAAAAGATGTTTATGATAGAAATTATCCTATTGAAGATGAAGCAAAAAAATTATCTCCAAGTTACTTACCTTACTTAAATAATTTAAAACAAGGAGAACAACCTCAAAAAACTTTTTTTAATTTAAAAAGAAATCATTTATTAAGACCTAGCTATACTATAACAGCTACCTATGGTTCTGGTGCTTGTGTTATGCACCCATTTGAAAATAGACACATGAGTATTGGAGAATTAAAAGATATTTGTTCTTTTCCACAAGATTATAAATTATTAGGTAGTTACAGAGATAAATGTGAAAGGTTAGGCAGAAGTGTTCCTCCTAATATGATGAAAAATATTGTATTAACTTTAAAAAAAGAGGTTTTTAATGAAAGTACCTAAAATTTGGACATTTGAAAATAAAGAAGTAGCAAACAATTTTGATAATCATGTAAGAGAACAATTACCTTGGTATGATTTAGCAACAAATGCCATTATACATATAGCCAGACATTATGTTCCAACAAATGGATTGGTTTATGATTTAGGTGCATCAACTGGTAATATAGGTAATGCTCTAAAAAGTATTTTAAAAGAAAGAAATTGTACTTTTGTAGGTTTAGAAAAAAGTAAAGAAATGTTTGATTTATATAATTGTGATTATGGTCAAGTAGTTAATGAAGACATAAAAGAATATAATTATAAACAATATGATTTATGTATAGCTTTTTTAACTCTTATGTTTGTTGAACCTAAATACAGAATTGATTTATTGGACCAATTATATGAGAAATTAAATATAGGTGGTGCTATAATAATTTTTGATAAACTTGAAAGTATTGGTGGTTATATTGGTACAATTAATTACAGACTTACACTAGCTGAAAAAGTAAAATCAACTGACTATAAAGATATAATTGAAAAAGAATTAAGTTTACAAGGTATTCAAAGACCAATCAATTATAAATTAATAGAAAAATACAATCCAAAATTATTTTTTAAATTTTCAGATTTTGTAGGTTATATAATAGAAAAATAATTAATTAGAATCTTCTATAATTTTATAATCTTTGTCTAATCTATTAATTTTATAAAATTTATTATTTTTTCTAAATTTTTCAAAATTACCTACATTACCAACATGGTTATAGCCCAATTTACATAATCTAGTTATTATATTATTAATATCAGGTTTATTGGTATCTTCATCTTCAAATCTTCTTTGATTTATCCAAGTAGCCACATAAGGAACAAATTGTTTATCTTTTATATCATCAACCATTCTATTAAAAGAATTAGCAACCTCTTGTGGTTCTAAAGTACCACATAATGCTTCATACAGCTTCATAGATCGGTGTTTAGAACCTTTTTTAATAGTTATACTAGACCAAAAAATATCAAAGGGTTTTTCTTCTTTATTTTTAACCTTATTAGTATTCTTATTAGGTATAGGACTAGGTATAGGTATAGGAGCCATACTTTTGCCATTGGCAGAAATATTCCATCTTTTTTCTGCACCTTTTTTACCAGATTCAGACTTTTTATTATATTTATCTGTTAAATATTTATGTTCTTGAACTAATCTTTTATGTGTCCAAGTGTTTTTATTTCTATCCTCTTTATTTTCGGATTGTAGAATAAAAAATTCTTCTAAAACTTCATAAACATTTATACAACAATTATCATCTCTACATTGACATATTCTATATGCTGATTCTGTTTTAAAAGGTTTGGCATTTTTAGTCCAAGCAAAAGAAAGTAATCTTATATATATTCCTACTGCTTCGTTTGTTAAATGAACAGTTTCAGCACTAAATGTATCTGTAAATAATTGTAATGCGTGAAATTTATTTGTTTCTTTTTCCATTTTTGCTCCATTTCTAGTTATAGTTGTTATGCTTCGTAATGTTTTATTATTATATTATTTAATTCAATAAATAAATCATTAATTTCCCCTTTCAAAATATAATGTGGTGTTTTTAAGGCATTAGACACATTTTGCCATAATTTTTGACTTTTACTTAATGATCCTTTTTGAGTCTTTAATTCTATATAAACCATTTTCCCTCCCTTGAACTCTAGGATCAAATCAGGACAACCAGATTTCATTCCCATTTGAGCCAATAACATTTTATATTTTATTGATCTAACACCTTGATTTGGGATATGAAAAAATCTTAATTTTGAAAGTTTTTTACTTTTTAAATAATTAATTAATTTAATTTGTATTTGATATTCTTTCATTTAACACTTTTTTTATTATTCCATATATTATTATTAAATACTTGAATAAGTCTTGATATTTCAACTATATGTTCTTTTTTAAATTTATCTTTAAAAATTATTTTACAATCATTTGCTGGTAATTTTGTTTTTCCATAAAGTAACACTAGATCGTCATTCATTTAGTTCTCCTTTCTTAAAGATTTAATTGTATTGCTTAATAACTTAATATAATTGGGATTGGTTGCATATTTATTTAAAGTTTCTACTAATGTTAAAACATCTAAATTGTTTTCTTTTAACATTTTAAATCTTAACTCTCTAAATGTTTCAAAAGCAGAACTATTATTTAAAACTTTAATATAATCCTTGACAGATTCACATTTATTTTGATATATTTTTGCACCAAATTTTGAATTTTTATTTTGTTGTGGTTTTAAGTGTGGTAATTCTAAATTAAAAGTCATTACTCCAAAAAGATTATTCCCCTCCATAGCAAATCTGCTAGTACCATAATCGCTTTCAATTATTGCTTGTGCTATTATTATTTCACGTGGAATATTTTGCCATTTTGTTGTATCTTTCTCTATCCATTGAATACACTCATTAAGCGATTCAATAAACTCTTTAGAATTATTATAAACAAAGTCAGGTTTTTTAGTTTTAATTTTATTGTCCATATCTTGACTTAATGTTGTTTGAATAAAGGCAAAAATAAGAACTAATATCCATAATTTATATTTGGAAAAACTTCCTAAATTTATCTTCTTTAAAATGTTCATAAACTCTCTCTCTAATCTTTTTATCAGGCGATTCAAGTGCAAAAGCCATAGCCCTTGCAATTGGGTTTATAGCATATAAAATCCAAAACATCTTTTCATTTTTTGTATGTTGTTCTCTATGATGTTCTATGCAAAGAGGTGTTGTAAATATGTCACAAGGTTTCATTCCCATTCCTGCACCAGAAAATCTTATATGTGCGGCTTGAACATCTTCCCTCCTGCAAATTAAACAAGGTTGTGAAGCAATAAACATTAAATGTTTTCTACTTCTGATTGGATTTATATTCTGATACATCTATATTAAACTCCTTTAATAGAATTTCTGATCTTAACTTATATATTGATTCAGGTTTTCCCCCATCATTATTTTTATTTTTTTCTGTATCAATAATTAAGTTTAATAATTTAAGTTCAGAAGTTCTAGGTCTAATTGTAAGAATAGTTATTCCTGTTAAATCTGATAATTCAGAACCAGTTAATCCTTTGGGGTGTTTATATAACTCAATCAGTATTTGTTTTTTTGTTCTAGATAATATTTTATTAGTATGATTAGCACTTACTATTGAGTTTCTATGACCTCTATGCCCTGCTTTATGTGGATATTTATCTTTACTCATATCTTCCTTTATGTTAAGTTGTGTCCAATGAGTTTTAAAATTAAATTCATCTTGCATAAAATACCACCTTGATTATCTTTTATTCATTAATTTATAATACCCCTGTTTACTATCACAAATACTTTCCATATTTCTTAATCTAAAATGTTTATATTTCTTTATTCTTTCATCTGACCATTTTCTTTTTATCCATACCTTTTTATATCTTGCATCTTTATCATGTCCTATATTATATTTAGGTTTCAATTTTTTAATAAGTATTTTTTCCCACCTTTTTGTTATTCGTTCACTTGGACTAGAGATAGCATAATATCTGTCAAATATTTTTTGATTAGTTCCTGTGTGAAAATTATCTTTTCTTTTATGATCTACGAGTCTTTTATTTATATTATTAGTCTGTCCTATATAAATTAATTCTTTTTTATAAAATAAAAAATATAAATAATAAGATATATTACTTACTTCTTTTAATTGATGATTACTAATCTTCATTATAATCTTTTAAAATTAACTCATCTTTTTTCATTAATTTGTTATAACATTTTATATGTAGTGCTACTGGTATTAAACCTAAAACACCCTCAAAGAATATTCTAGTTTTAAATTTTTTTAAGCAAACACTACATTTAGTAAGTTTAGGTTTTATCATTTTTATTCTCCTTTTCTTTTAGCAAACGCAGGTACTTTGCATTTAGAGTGAGTATGTATAGATAAATCTGTTGGTGATTTAAAATATCTTCTTGGTTTAGCTTTTATACCAGCTTTTTGCATTTTTTCTTTCCACTCATTTATTTTTTTCCATTTATTTTCATTTCTTATTCTATCTTTATTACAAATATTATCTTCAAGTAATTGACATATTTCTATTGTTTTATATTCTCCATCAATAAAAATCATTCTTTTAACAAGTTCTTTATTCGGATTAAGTTTTTTAAATTCTTTTACTTTTTGCTCATGTTCCAATCTTACATATTTTTGATTAGCTTTGGTTCTTTCTCTTTGTTTTAATTTTATTTTATTATTTTTATCTTCAATTTCTTTTAAAACTTTTTCTCTATATGCTTTTTGTTTATCTTCCATAATTAATTTTCTCCCCTGCTATTTCTTTATTTACTGTTATGTCCCATATTTTAATAAATTTAATTAACCATTTGTACTGATTAGGTTTTAAATCATTTCTATATAATTCTTCATCAGCACTTCCTAAAGGTTGAAGATTGTTTTTATCTCCCCAGCTATTATAAATCTCTGTTAATTTACCTGAACTAATCATTAATTTACCACCTTTGCTCTAGTTATAATTGTTATTTCTTCTTTGTTAATTGTCTGAATGTCTTTTTTAATAAACTGTAGATTCATATAAGAACCCAACTCCCATGCTTTAGATTTTAAAGCACCATTTCTAAAGTAGTCATATTCTTTAAAACCATAAAGAGTATCTCCATCTTTAAAAACATTTAGATAAACGATAGGATCTATTTGATCTCTATCATATTCACTTATAGTTAAGTGCTTTAAGTATTTAACTCTTTCAATTATTGATTTAGACATTATTTTACCTCCTTTATTGGTTTGCTTATATAATTTTTAATATTAGGAATATGTTTTAATTTTTTAACACATTCAGAACCAATATCCCAAGAATCCATAAAACCACCATCTTTATTTTCTGTAGAACTAGCATAATCCCATTCGTCTTTATGAATTAAATTCATTTCATGACCACCACCAGCAACTATTGAGTAATGTTTTGAAGAATGTTTTATTCCTTTACCACATATAATACATTCATAAACAGCACCTTGAACAGTTATGTTTAAATTTTTGTCATAGTGTTCACTTCTATATTCTGAAATATCTATAAGTGGATTTTTATAGTTTTCATCTTTATTTATATTTGTCATTTTTATATCTCCTTTTTAGTTATATTATTAATTTGATATTCATTTTCCATAACCCAACCTTGATTTGTTTTTTTATTATAAACTACATCTATTGGTTTTTCTCCAGATTCAGTTAATTTATAATCAAAACTTTTTGAAAATGAAACTTCTGAATAACCATTTTTTTTAAGATGTTTATTTATAAAAATTTCTGCTTTTTCAAGATCGCCATCTTTTTTTAATCTTTTAGTAGCATCAACCCAATGATCTGGAAAACAAATCATAATAGCTAAAATAGGTTGTAATCCAAAACCACAATATCTTAAATCATTGTATTCTTCAATAATTCTAACATTTGCATCTTTTTGTCTATACTCATATTTAAAAGTTTTAGTATTTAATTTAAAACCATTATCGCTTTTATTAATGTCGTATATTATTTTTCTTTCCATTATTGAATCCCCTTTTTTTAGTTAATATTTTTTTTTAAATGATTTACTATTTTTGTAGTAAATTTTACTTTAAGATTTTTTAATCTTTCTTGTTCTCTCTTATTTTCTTCTGGAGTTTCTAAAGTAAATTCTACTTCTTTATCTTCGTAAGTTGTTTGATATAAGTTTTTAGTCATTTTATTATCTCCTTATTTAGTTATGATTTTATTATAACTATTTTTAAGTAAATTAAAACTAAATAATAATAAATAATAATAAATAATATTGCTCAAAAAGTAAGTAAAATAAGGGTTTTTTGTAAAAAGTGAGTAAAATAAGGGTTTTTTAAATAATAATAGATAAAATTAATCTATATATAGAGTGTAATAAAAAATATTAATTAATTGTTTTATTTTTTCTAAAAATAAGTTATAAATAGTCATAACAAAAAAACAGGAGAAAAAAAA